TATAATGATATATATATATTATAATAAAAATGTCATACCAAATATTTAAAAATAATGTTCCAAACGAATTGTTACACGAATTATTTAATGATATATGTTTAAAAAATGAAAAATATTATACTTTTAATGTTGAATCGTTTAAAAAGGGGATTTTTAAAGAAAGCATACCAAAATTTTTGGAAAATTGTATACAATATTATCATCTATCTAAACGTAAATATTTGGAAAGAAAAATGACATATAGATCCTTTACTACTATATTACGACAAATATGTAAGGCAAATAATATTACATATACAACTCAGATTAAATATGACAAGTCCACCTATAACATTGTATATTATATATATTTTGAAACTCTTTAGGACAATTGCTGTTACTTCGTTTTAACCTTTATACTACGTAGTGAAAGGTGGATAAGGTTTTGCTCCACTTTTCTTAAAAGTGGAGGTGGTTTGGCTCTTACTTCGTTTTAATTTTTGCTCCACTTTTCTTAAAAGTGGAGGTGGTTTTGGTTCTTACTTCGTTTTAATTTTTGCTCCACTTTTCTTAAAAGTGGAGGTGGAAGTGGTTTTGCTCCACTTTTCTTAAAAGTGGAGGTGGATTAGTATCTCCGTTTGCTCCCCACATTTCGCGTATTTCTTTTTGTTTTTGTTTTTCCGCCTCTTGCTCTTACCTTTGGTTCTGGCTCTGGTTCATAGTATGGTTCTGGCTCTGGTTCTTCTTGGAAATTTTTATCTACATTGTCGTTTACATCCTCTTCATTGGACCCCCAAAAACTACTTGACCCACCAAATAAATTATCTTCGTCATAACTAGACTCGTCGCTTCCACTATCCACCGATTTATACATGTACAATCCTACACCTCCTAAAGCCAAAATTGATGTTGCTAAAAGTAATGACATAGTATCGTTCATAATTATATTATACTATTTCTAATTTAATTATAATAATTAAACACATTTCTTAACATTCTTAAATTTCTAAGTAATCTTTTTCTAGTGCATTTTAAACCATTGTATCCAGAAATTTCATATGTTCTTTCGTCGTTTTCTTGTAAAAATTCGAATGTTATTTCATTTGAAGTGGCAGGAAGATTGTCGTAATTATATAAAACCTCATTGATGGTGTTTTCTTTGCAAATAATATATTTCAAAAAATCTACTAAATCACTCGCATATTCACAATCAAACGAATATGCGCACGATTGGTGGGTTGGAGTGCATCTGCGTCTACCTCTAACTACGTATTTGTGTTCTTCTTTGTCATACAAAATATAAACAGTCGTATCTAATTCTTCAACGGTGGTATCATATTCTTCGATTTTTAAGACTAGGCAATCTGGCACACATGAGTAGCTCATTTTAATAATATTTATATACTTGTTATCTATTTAAGTGTGTTTACATAATATTTTATAGACATTATTGCGATGAGTGTCTATAAAATTAACGTCTTGCATACTGGACCTTCGTCATATTATTACCGAGCGAACTGGGTTTTAATCCCCATACATCTTGTAGAGGCGTTTTCCAAAATCCGACAAATTTGTTTTCAACTGCTCTGTTTGTAAGAGGTTCCAATGGTTCTAAAATACCTTGTTCCGATGAATTCGCCAACAAAAGATAATTACCTATAATGGTGTCTGACTCCATCACTTGCTTTTGTGACAATCGAGCAAACCATTCGTATTTACGGCGGTTCAGAATTTCATCCGCAGGGATTAAGATGCCGTAAGTTCCTTGATATAAATCTAAATAATGGTTCGACATTAAATCGTCTAAAATAATGGGTCTTTCGTCGATCGTTTTTGTTCCTATTTCCACGCCCTCAATCATATTCATTGTGCCGTTTTCGATACGTTGCTTACACCATTTATCATAGTTTCCTAAAAACTTTGTTTCTGCGGTGTAATCGTGTGATGTTGTGCGTTCAATAAAACTGCATAATTCGCGGACAGTTTCACACTCTTTAGGGGCTCCGCAAAAAGAAAAATTTGGAAAAAAGTCTACATCGGTGGAGGTGGAGTTTCGGTCCACTGTTTCACAAACAAACATTTTCTCTCCGCGAATACCTTTCTCGTATAGACCATGTAAATTTTTTAAACATACAAAAGAGATGGGGCAAACGAGACCTCCGTAAATATATAATAGTTTCATGAGTCCCATCATTCGCATATTCGAGAGAATGGGGTCCGAAATGGTTGTCATGTTAATATTCCAACCGGGTATCAATCTTTTAAAGGATGCGTCGTCAATAATACAAACGGTAAAAGAATCGTCGCATTGTTTCAAAATACTCCTTACTGTTAAATATAAATAGGGTTGATTTAAATCAAATGAACTGCGTGAGCCAAAGCTGAGCCAATTCCGGGAGTTGTATTCATAAGGAACGTGTATCCATAAAATGGGTTTTTTACTCTTACCTAAAGTAACATCGTCTAATAAGTATTTTTGAATTGCTTCGTAGGTATCGCCACTTTCTTCTCTCATACGTTTATCTTCAAATCTTTTATAAAAGAATCCCAAGACAATCAGAATAAAAAAGAGTATAAATAGATTTGTAAATGATTTCTTCATAATATATTATATTTATATTATATTTTGTTTTTTGGTTTTTGTTATAGGCGTCCCTCCCTCTTCCTTGCTAAATTTGTTTCTTTGATTTTTTCGTAAAACAGCAAACCAAACGTTGTATACATTTTACGATGTATCGTAAAGGCTTCTTACAAAAACTCCATATCATATCAGAAGAGGATTTATCTTCTATAAGAGGTTCTACCGTATCTGATAATGCTATAGACACTAATTTTTCACGGTATTCTTCTTCCATGGTTTTATTGGTTTTATTGGTTTTATTGGTTTTATTGGCAACAAAATAAAATCAATTCAATTTTCTTTATTATGATTATTTTTATACAACGTATTTATATAAATAACATCATTTATCGTCACGAATTATTATTATATTTTTTTAGGGGGGGGTAAATATTATACGTAGTAACAGAGCCTATATTTTTCAAAAATACATTTTCCCTTTGTACAATTTCAAATTTTATATCAAACTCGATTTCTTCTAATTGTTCGTAAATATGTCGACTCATTTGTATTGAATCTTGGTCCGCGGTTGATTGCAACCTAGATGATACATTTACCGCATTTCCTACTACACATAAACGAGGAATTTCACTGCCGAGTATTCCAATACTCACATTTCCCATATTTATACCAACCCTTATAGATAAAGGTACTGTATCAGGTGTTGCAATAGTTTTAACATTTTGCAGAAGTTCAATTGCTAATGTTACCATTTCCTTGATAACTATTTTATGATTATGCTTTTCTCTATATATATCTCCTACCACCATATACGCGTCACCAATGGTCTCTATTTTTTGTAGATGCGGAAATTTTTTGATAATGTTGTCAAAATTGTTATACACATCATTTAATAAATCGAATATAATTTTGTCATCATATTTTTTGGCCAATTCAGTATAATTCACTATATCAGTGAAAAGAATACAGATCATAGTGTATTGCTTAGCTTTTGAATTAATGTTCTGATATTCTTTATCAAAACCTAGTGGTAATATCTTTTTTAATAATTCTTGTTCTATCTCTGATTTATTTTCAGGTATTTTTACCAAAAATTGTTGTGTTGTATAATCGATAAATTTACTGCATTTAGATGTTATATTTGTGTTATCATTATTGTATTGTTTGATTTGTTTAATCATATATACGACAAACTGAATAGATTGTAAATCCATATTTTTAAATATTGAGTCTTCTCTTTCAAGATAATCATTTATCATTATATTTGTGCTTATTTTGCTTAGAATATCCGCAATCAAAAAATATATATTTATATTATAAATATTTGTGATTTGAAATAAATCAAGAGTGGATATACATATAAATATAATCCATATAAACAAATAAACATTGGTAAATAGTAAAGTTTTTTTGAAGTATAATGTTTTCATAAACATACCTATAAACAAACAATTGAATCCATTTACTAAATAATACATTTTTTGGCCCTTATATGGATAATTAAATATATGTATAAGAGTTGGAATAATATGATAATGTGCTTTTATTTTTTCAAAATGTATATTATTCACATCACAATATATCTTAAGCATTAATGGTGTAGAAAATAACCACATAATATGTCTACTAAGCTCAAATTGTAATAATGTCAAGTTATCACTTAATATAGAATTTAACGTGTATTTTATATATATCAATGCTAATGCAAATGAATAAATATTAATGGTATTTCTATAAATGATAAGTTTTATAATAAACGTGCAATATACAACTAAAGAAAATACATTCAGATTTGAAACGGTATAATAAAATTCGATGTTGTCGGTGATTAATTCTTTACCACTAATAGAGTGATAATTTGATAAATATAATTTGTTCATTATACTATCTATATTGAAATATACAAATACATATAACAATAAAAACATAGTTAGTTATATATCTGGGTTATTTTATTATACAACAATATTTTTATTAGGTAATTAGAATATATACTAATTTTTTGTACAGTGAAATTTATTTTCTTATAGGATGCTGGCTCAGCGCGTCCATCAAATGTTTCCCACATCGCGCGAAAAATTGGTGTAATTGGCTGGGGTCCGCACCTGTTACCATATCGTCTGGAATATACGTACTGTTGCCCTTTTTATAGCATAAAAGCACCGGGATTCCGTTCACCATTTTCTTGGATTTTAAAAACGAGTAAAAGTCGAATGATTTGTCTACGTCTATATCACCACATACGACTTCTGGAGGCGATGTAGCGAAAAAGGCGTGTACAGGTTTTTCGATTAGCTTACATGGTTGGCACCACACGGCACCTAGTTTTAGAATAATGAGCCCTTGATTATGCTGTAAAAGTGTCATAAAGGCGTCGCGATTTGCTATTTCCGAAATTATTTCTTTGGACATTATAATTTATACTATATTTTTTATATTATAAATTTACGTATGATACTTTACATTTACGTATATTGCTCTACGCGGATTTATCCACTACAATATTCTTGGTAATATTGCGGATAATCTTATTCTCTTTTTCTAAATCGTTATCCCCCGACCCACCCATGGATTCTATAATGAGTTTATTGTATTTATCTGAAACCTTTGAATATGATTTGTTATACTCTGGGTTTTGTTCCTTGAATTTGGGTATTAAGCGCTGGTTCTTCGACACGACTTTCTTTATCATCTTCCGCATTTTGCATTGAGACTCATCTTTTTCCCAAGTATTTTCATCTTTAATGTAAATGATTTCTCTCTTTTTGTCGGTACAATGTATCGGACGTTTGGTAACATCGAGCGCATTCAGGTTCTTCACAATAATATTTGAAATACCTTCGACAAACCCCACTTCTCCCACATTTTCCAAGTCGCTCACTTGCAACTTGATAGATTCCACAAAATCATTAATATTCATCGCATCCTTGCAGGTCTCGTTTAAGAAAAGGTTTAGGTTAAATGCCTTGTTATGCGAGTTTGTTACGGTATTCGTAGTGTTATGGGTCCCATTTTCTATGACCTTCATCATCATACTTTTAAAATCAGTAGTTTCCTTAATAAGTTCGGCATTTTGTTTGACTAACATCACAATTAGTTCTTTATCTGTTATATCGTAGCTGCATTTTATTTGATTATTATTATCATTATTAGTTTCACTTTTATCATGGCAAATACAAGATTTTTTATGTTTCCACAATCCAACACGAGACTTATATTCTTTATTACAATTTTCACAAACAAACAACTCGTGAATAATATTATTTTGGGGTTTTTCCGTTAACTCTTTGTTAACAATCGTTAACTTTTTATGTTTAGATGTCACTAAATGTTTTTCGTAATCCTTTTTGTTATTGGTTTTGATTTCACAAATTTCGCAATAATAATTAAGGATTTTTTGGGGAAAATTTGTTTCCATTTGTTAATATATATAGTTAACATATTTTTCCCCTAAATATTTATCTTAAAAAAATAAAAAAATTATCGTCACAAAATAAAAAATAATTTTTCAGCGACTAGACCATAAAATTCAATTATGGTCTCAGAAAAATTTTTGGCATAAAGTATTTTAGGTTTTGAAAATTGGACAAAAAAAATGTCCAAAAATGGATTTTCCAAAAAAGTCTTTCCCAAAACATTTCATCGATACTACACGTGAAGGGATAGAATTTCATCCAAAAACACCAAAAAAGGGCATATTTCCCTACATTATGTAGTGTTATGGAACCCATTTTCTATGACCTTCATCATGATATTTTTAAAATCAGTCGTTTCCTTAATAAGTTCCGCATTTTGTTTGAGCAACATCAAAATAAGTTGGTCTTTATCGATATTATCTTCTTTAACTACAGTGTTATTCTTATCATTAAATGAACACTTGGGTTTATGTTTCCATAAACCAGATGATGTTCCATACACTTTTTCACAATATTCGCACTTATTTAGGGATTTCTCGTTTTTTTCGGCGAATTTAGTTCCAACGTGACTGAGTAAATGTTTACCTGTGGTTATGTGTCTTTCCCAATCAGACATAAAAGAGCATTTAAAGTCACAAATTTCACAACAAAATTTAGTTGCGTCGTTTTTCGTTTCTATGCCCATAACTCTTTTACAATGCTTTTTAGTTTGATTATGCACCTCTAATAAATGTTGGCTTTGTAATGTTATCTTGCAAGTTTCGCAAAAATATATTTTTTTTATTTCTTTATTTAATTGTGGTGTCTCTATTGGTTTCGGTTTGGGTTTTGGCAATGGTTCTAAACTATTTAAGGTTGCATTTAATGAAGTGAAATACTCTTGTTCTTTTATCCTTGCCTCATAATGGTCATTACACTTAAAAAATGCAACTATTTCCATTACCCAATTATCCCAACCGCCATTTGCTCTTATAGTTTTGTATAATTTGCAATTATAATTGCCAGATTTTTCATTTATACAGCTCTGTTTATGCCCGTGCTTTCTTTGCACAAAATTTGTAGTATGACCAACATATAGGTCGGTAATTAGTGGGTCCTTACAAGTTATTTTGTAAATAACCGTATTTGAATAATCAATTTCCGTTTTTGGCATTTTTATATATTAAAACACTTTTATTTTTATATAAAAATAAACTTAACAATATTTTCCCAAAAAAGTCTTCCCCCAAATTCATTCATCGATACTACACGCGAAGGGACCTAAAAACTCCGAAAAAACACGAAATCTACTACATTTTTGTAGTAAAAATCGTCCCTAAACAGACTTATCCACTACTATATTCTTCGCAATATTTCGGATAATCTTATTCTCTTTTTCTAGATCATTATCCCCGGAACCACCCATGGATTCTATA